GCATCGAATATGATGTCTAGGTTGTTGTCCTGAAGGTATCCAGTTGCAGACATTGGTCTCCTATTCTCTGTTAGAGGCAGTAATACGTTTCCGCTAAGTACTGATATCCTTACGTAGTTTATATAGTCTGGAGGCATGACCATCTTCAGCTCGTCACCCATCTCCTGCTCTATAACCTTTATATTCCTTAGTGCGTCATAGTTAAGCTCCTGTATAGCTCTCTTTGCGTGAAATATAACGGTATACCTGTCTACATTGTTTACAAGCTTGTCGTTACCTACATACATAAGCATGAAGTTGTTAACTATGTCAGACATTGGTACATACTGATATGACCCCCAGTTGCTGTCTTCAGGTATAACTCCACCATTTGTATAGTACTGATAGTTAGTAATGTATCCCATTGTCTATTGTTTTTGTTGTGCGTCTTGAAGTTCCTCAGACTTGGCTGCCTGTATAATGTCAGCCTCTCTTATAGAAACCCCAGAGTATTGTAATATCTTTATAACTAAGTTTGAAAAGTCACTCTTGGGCAACTCAAAGTCCTGATAGTCAGATGCCGATGGGTAAAACAAAGGATCTGAATCTGAAGCACTTGTAGCTATATATGTCCATTTTGGATCTAATGGATACCTGACATAGTTTATCTGTACGTTTGATATTATACTGGTGGGATATACACTGAACCCAACATTATCAAGAGTGTAAACTGGATATGCAACCGTAGGTGCAGTCAAGTTTGAGCTTATAAGATTTAGTATCTTCCTGTGGCTTACCTCCTCTATCTCAACAGAGTTGTTATATACCAACTTATCTACAAAGTAGTAGTCTGTTGGAGGTGTAAACTCAGATCCTGTATATGTAAGGTTTGCATTTATAAAGAATGTATCCAATACATCTGAAATCTTTTTAGGTATGTCTGCATATCCCTCTCCATGAAGCCTTGCATTCTCCTTAACTATAGCATTGCTATAGGAGTATATGTACTGCTCAAATATCTCAAGCTGTGCCTGCTTTGCAAATAGGTTGAACTCAAATGGTGTTATGTATCCCCTGTTGTCTTTGCTTATTATAGATAGTACGGTATTCCTTACTTCGTTAATCATCTATGTCGTTTTAACAAAGATAAATAAAAAAAGGCACTTTAGTTAAAAAGTGCCCTCAGTCTCGTGCGTTAACTTTTAATGTTAAGCATTAACTATACCTGTAGCAGAAACTGCTTTAGGTAACGTACAATCGTAAACGGGATTAGTCCAAGAAGTCTGTAAAGCAGCTTTAACATGCTTATTCAACTCTTTTACTACATCAAAACCAACTTGAGCCGCTGTATTAACAGTAGTTGTAGTACCATCAGCGTACTCAATAAGAGTAGCTGTTGCTGTGGCACTAGCAGACATGATTGTTTTAATTCCATTGCAAGACACTAATTGCTCTCCTGCAAAAGCTGTTGTTGCCGTTCCTGTAATATTTAAAAATTTTTCCATTGTTAAAAAATTTAATGGGTTAATAATACCACAAATATACTAATTCTCAGATATCTTGTCGTCCAAGAACTTGAACAACTCAAGACCGTCATTTGACTGTAGATACGAAGCCAGCACATATACTGGATCCTCTCCGAAAGGCACAGTCATAAGCTTCTTCTTGTTCTCCTTCAAGTTAAAGTATATATCCTTCTTATTATTTCTAAATGACAGATATCCGTCAGATAGAGCCTTTGAAGCTATATTATTCACCCTCAAAGAAGGATCATTAACCGTCTCCATAAAGTCCTGTGGATATCTTTTTGCATAGAGCATGATATCTCTCTTAATCTCGGCACTTGTCATCTTAGAAACCTTACCTCCAAGCAGTACGTTAGCTACAGCCTCCATCATAACGAACTCCATATCTCTAGCCATAAGCTGGGCATCAAGCTCATTATATAAAAACTCTACATCCTCCTGAGCATCCTTCTCGTTGTCAAACTCGTAGAACTCTACTCCGTTCTCTGGATGGTAGTGTAAAAACTCCTGAAGTACGGGATTTTTTTTTGAAACCCTTAGCATTCCATCCTCAAATACAACAGGCTCAAGAATAACATTCTTATCCTGCTCATCGACAAATGGTGAGTTTGAGTTTCTTGCATAACGAAGAGGTCTACTCATATTATTTTCCTCGTCGTAGTACAGTAATCTTTTTCTTGGTGTGTCTTTGGAAGCTATAAAATACGCCAGTGGCTGCTTCTCTCCCTTTAATAGATAGATTCTATCCTTAGGTTCTAGTATTGATTTTCTTTTTTTCATTTTTATTTAATTAAAATTTTACAATAAAAACCAGGGGCCGAAGCCCCTGGTATATAAATAGTCTATATTATCCTTTGAATAATACGAAGTTATTAGCTCCCATAACACAAAGTGCTCTTTCTGACAAGAAGTTAACCTGCATTTTGTCGATGTCGTTAGTCATCGCACCACCTGCAGAACCTGTCATCCAAGTTTTGTATCGACGATCCTCAGCCTCAGAAGCTCTGTAACGTACATGTAAGAATGGACGTTTAGCGTTCTTACCAAGAACTTGATCGTAAACTGTAGTTGTACCAGCAGGTACAAGTACACCGTTGATAGCTCCACCAACTAGACCTCCACGAAGCGTAGCATCGTTTAAGTATTTCCAGTCAGTCTTATAGAACTCATAACCTCTCTTGAATCCAGAGAATCCAAGGTTAAGTGCCATCTCTTCAGAGTTGTCAAACAATCCGTAAGATGTACCACCAGCTCCGTAAGAGTTTTGAGCAGCCAACATGTCATCGATATCGAAAGAGAACTGACGGTTTAAGAACAATACGTTCTCAGCGATAGCTCCCTGCTTGTCAAGACGTTGAATGATTGTATCAAAGTCTGCCAATGCAGATGGATTACCACCTGACCATACGTTACCTCTATCCTCGATAGTGTCAAACATACCCTGAGTACCAGCGTTAACTGTACCAGCAGAACTGTTGTCAGATAAATTACTCTCAGCAGCTGAACCTGTCGCAGCAGGAACACCTTCAACCATAGACATCTCTAAGTAGTCCTCAAATCGTAGACGAGTCTCGTGCTCTGACTTCAGGTACCAAAGGTATCCAGTCGCACCGTTCTCAGTTGTAACCTCAACCCATCCAACTTGAGCCATATCAGATCCTGATACCTCGTAGTTATCCTTGATGATGATTGGCTTACACTCGAAGATATCATCCTCAGCCTCTAAAGATCCAGACATCCCTGAAGATCCTTTTTGAAACTCTGATCCGTAAACGAATGAAGTAACAGTGTTAGATCCAAAAGGATTAGAAGTCTCTAAAGAGTAGTAAGCTACATCAAAGTGAGCTCCAGCAGAATCAACTGCAGTAATTAAAGCCTTCTTAGATACAGAAGAACTTTCGTCAGACAATAAAACCGTCTGATTAACTCTAAATACACATGCACCAGACGCAAGAGTAAATCTCTGTGTCGCAGAACCTGCAGTATGAGCGAAAGCACTGTTTGCTAATCCAGTATATTTTGTGTGTAAACGTCCCTGCTCTGCCCATTTAATTAAGTCAGAGTTTGTAGGAAGTTCCGCACCGACCATTCTCAAGAATGATGAGATTGATCTGTTTCCATATCGCTCAAATTCAGCTTCGTAAGTATCTGGAAGATACTGTGTTAAGAAGTCGAAATTGGTGATATAATTCGTAGGCAATGTTGCCTTTACCGAGCTAGGTGTAATTGCTACACCTGGACTCGATGCTAATGATCCAGCCATTTTTTTTAGTTTTTAGTTTTTACTTTTTTTAATAATTAATCTATTGCTTCGATCTGCGTCTATGCTTCTGACCTGAAACCCATCCTTCTTGACAACCTTTGTGGACTGACGAGTCATGTCAATATTTTTAGACTCCTTAGCCACATCACCTACCGCATCTGCCATACCCTTCTCGTAGAAGTACTTGGCAAACTTTTCAGGGTTTGAAGCCACAGCTATAGAACGATGGAATCCCTCATAATCCTTAATCGCACCGTCTTCACCTGTAAACTTATTAACAAAGTTATTAAGGTCAGACTGTTCGTTAAGTAAGGTCTTGCTGTCAGCTGGCTTGTAGACAATCTTGTTATTATCCGATACATTGAATCCGAAACCTTCGAAATTCTCAGAAAATAACTCTCCTGTCTTACTTGAAAAGTTTTTAGCCCTCTTAGCAAGCTCCTGTTCGTTTGCAGTCGCTGCATCTTTATGTTTCTTGTAGGCATTAAATTCCTCCAGATCTTTATCGGAAGCAAAGGTATCCCTTGACTCAAGTGGTACCCTATACTGCTCCTTCATTTCATTGAAGTAACTCTTTGCCTTAGCAAGCTCTTTCTTTTTTGCTACCTTTTTTAGTCTGACCTCTCTCTCTTCATCGAGATCTTCGTCATAATGGAACTTGTCCTCTATCTCAAACTTAACATCATCTAAATCTAGATCCTTGTTTTGGTCGAGGTAGTAGTCACGTAGTAGCTGGTCGTCGTCAACATCATCATAGTTCTTATTGATCTTGATGAAGTCGTTAATACCACGGCCTGTCTCCTTCTTGTACTTCAGGAATGCAGAAACATCCTCAGGAAGTTCTTCGTTAGCGTTACGCTGGTCGAACAACTCGTCCAAGGAGTTTATCTCCCTGTCGTACCTTTTACCAATATATGAAAGAACGTCTTCGTCTTTTATTGACGGTAATTGTGCTTCGCCTTGC